ATACCTACATAAACTTTCTGTCCAGCTTTGGTTCCTTGCCACCACTGTTTAACCCATCTAGTTTCCATAGTCTCACCTGCTACCTCATTAAGAACATAGTTCTCATCTCGGTATTTAATATCTTCATTACCTGTTGTAGGGTCAATAGATTTAACTACGTATATTTTTTTATATGATGCCCAAAATACTCTGAGCACTCTAATGTTACCTTGTGAATCAAAGTAATCACTTCTCGCATTATTAAAAGAGTCATTTATATTACCTATTTGACCTAAACTAAAATCTAAATCATTAGCTAAGTTTCTAGCCATTTGAATACCATCTCTATCATCAATATCTTCAGCAAATAGATCACCATTAGTACCAGCCCCTCCTCCAGGTTCTGCACCACTGTTAAGAATATAATCTACATCCTTTGATGATAGTTGGTCATGATGTTCATCAATAAACTTGCCAGGACTCCAGTAATCATCTAATACAATAACTCCAGCAGATTCATATGTATTATCATATCCATGTTGGATAACATATGTCTTTAGTGGGTTTAGTTTTTCAAATGTTGGTTCTCCATGACGTATATCACAAAGATAACCTTCTTCACCTACTAGACATGCATCACGCAATCCTTCAGTAAATTTATGTTGTACTCTTAGTTCTTTTGAATAATGATTAAGAAGTAGGTTGGCTCTCTTTTCACGAATATCTTGCCACTCGAAGTTAAGATAGTCAGAGAACTTAGCAAGTTCCTTTTCCATCTCTTCTTCACCATACTCCATCATGATTAGTTCCTCAATCTTCTTGGCAACTAATTCTTTCTTATTGTTTTCCATCTGCGAGATAGCAGTAGGATTAACAACTCTTACAGTACAATCAAATCTTCTTTCAGATTCTTCACCTACGAGAACATCAATTCTAGGAGCTGCGATTGGGTAATGTTGTATAGAATCCGGAATATAAAACTCATCCATCCCATTAGGATTCATTGTGAGCTTCATATCTTCCTGATTTACTTTACCATTATATAAATCAATATTAACTTTCTTTTCAGACATTCTTTTACGAACTGTTTCGTTAAAGAGTCTACCCTGTTCATCAGCCCAATCTAAATGTTGCTTACGCCACTTTTTTGATTTCTGTTTGAATGACAGTTTTTGTCTCGGGAATTTTCTTATTGCACTTTTCATATATTATATAAGTGTGAATACACAAAAGTATGTTATTTGTGTGAGTTAATCAAATAGCCATAATAGCTATAATGTAAATTTTTAATCATCTAAACTAGAGAAACTAAATTGCTGTCCTCTATCAATATTATATCTAGGGTCTAATGTTGTTGTACTTGTTGACATGTTATTTTGATATCTTGTCCAGTTTTTATCAACGAAGTCATCACCCTCAAGCATATCATCAAGTAACTCACCTCTATCAATATTATTAGACATTCTTTCAATATCTTGACGATATATCATAACCATGTCCATGGCTGAAACTCTATCAAAGTTACCATCTGCATTCCATGCAATACACTCTTCAATGTAGGCAATACTTCTTATCTTCTCATAGTTCAGGTATGACATTTCTTCTTCATCCTCATTGAGGTAAGTATGTCTTGATAACTGCCATTCACGCTGAAGAGTCTTACCAACTTTAATTACTTCAGATGTAGTTCGTGTTCCCTTTGCCTTATTACCACGGAGGTTGCCTGATACCATTTCCATATCTCTAAGATATTGAGGTGTGTCGCACAATAGATGCAGACAGTTATTATTTTGAAAATGCCCAAAAAGACCTTTAAGATTGTTTTCATAATTTAATGTTGCATTATAATATTTACATAGCATTATACAGTTATCATAAAACTCTGATGCAAGTACCGGTCTACCTGTATATTCTGCTACAATTCTTTCTGTCCAAGTATCAAATACAAATATAGAAGCTAAAGAACCATCCTTAGTATAATCATTATCTACTGGATCTGCTCCTGCAATGTATCTAAACTGTCTAATGTGTTTATTTCCATTTACATGTTCAAACTTAGGCATTTCAAATATTTCAATACCACCAGTTGCTTTAGATTTATCCTTCGTAGGGAAGCTTCTAAGAGGCACTACATTCATATCTGGTACAAACTTAACAGTTCCTCTGTCTCCATGCACTAGTCTCCCTGTGTAATGTTCTGAGATGAACTGAGTGTAGTTTGGTTTGATACTTTCTAAGAGTTCCTTTAATGGTCCAACTGGGAAAGCAGAACCTTCAGTTCTCATAATTGCTTCCTGTGGAGTTATAGGTCTCTCAGCTTTCTCCTGCACAATAGCATTTGGATCTTGCGTATTGTATTTTACATTTATTCTTTTTACCAGAATTTGAATCAATGCACCTATGATATCAGAGTTTCCATCCTTGTCGTAATACCCATTTGCATTAAGGTATTGTCCAAAGAAGAAAGCACACTCCTTAGAGTTCTCATCAGTATTCTTATCAAATAGATTTGGAAGAGATAAGATGTTGTATCCTTTAGGACTATAAAAGATTTCTTCAAGTCCAGCAAAATCAGCTCCTTCTTCTCCACCAGTTCCATATGCATTCATCAATCCAAATACTTCACCATCCTCTTCCACTGAAGGTCTCGCAACACCCCATGCAGTTAAGAAGTTTGTAAATGAACCTACTTCCTCCCATTCTATTAATACTCCCCTTTTTCCCCTAGCCCTGTGTGGGTCATTCTTCAGGGTTACTCCCATCACGGTATTTAACATACCTTTGGGTTTATTGGTGTTGGCATCCTTATAACCCATGGTCCATTGCATATCATTGATAGAGTCTTTGATTTCTCTAACACTTGTGAATGGAGTATTGACGGCTAAGAAGTTAAGAATGTCTAAGTACTTATTTAGTACACCATCCTTTGTAAGATATTCTTTTTCATTGGCAACAGCAAAGGATTTTGTATTCTTTCTGGAAAGCATTGACTCACCTAGTACAAAGTTACGTGCTAGTTTAGATCCTCCTTTAAATGAGAACCCTGAACCCCTTTTCTTTAATGTTGCAGTATGTTTTCCTTTTTCTCTTGCCTTATTAAGGTAATGGAAGAAAAGGTAATCTCCATCGTAAGGATTAGGGAAATCTTCTACCCTGTTTGCCTTACCTAATTTATCTTTCTTTACTTTCTGAATTACTGAATAATTCCAATAGAAATATAGATAACCTGGTATCCATTCTCCATCAGATTGTCTAATTAAACCCTCTCTACATCTCCTAGCTTCTTCTTTCCAGAATTGAGAGTATTCTGAATAAGGATTACTATTTGGATAAAGATGTGTGTATCTACCTGTTTCTTGAAAAGTAAGACATGCTTTCCTGAAGAAATCCATATCTTCTAAAACATGAGGAGCTGTAATATTTACTTCAATCCTACCATCTTTCTTTTTCTTTCTATCTCTAGCGTATGGTCTATCCCATCTAGGTAACTCACCTGCTACACCTCTATCAGGTTTTGTGAGGTTCTGTATAAACTTAATACTGTCATATACTTCAAAGAATTCTATTTTGACTTCTCTAAGATAACCATCGTCAAGTTCTTCTCTATCTAATGCCTCAAGTATTTTTTTATCTAAGGATTCAATAGATGTTACATCTGTTTGATATTTATTAAATTTAAATACTCTTGAATCAGTTTCTTCGTAATTAGATATCATCTTCAAACATTGATTTCTCCTTACCTCCCTTTAGCTTAGATTTAGATTCAATTTCTTTTATTACCTGTATTCTAGCTTCTGCTAAGTTTTTCATGATCTGTGGGACAGACTTCATGAGTGTGGTAATATCAGTAATTTTATATATGTTGTTTCCTTTCTGGTCTAGTTCAGCCAATAGGTCTGCTGGATTCCTTAGTTTCTTTTCTATAAACTCTGCAGCCCTCATTGATGCTTCATACAATCCTGAACTAGCAGTCTTAGAGTGTTCCTTATAGAAACTAATTGCAGCACATAATTGTGAGGATGGTTTCCAATCTACTGGTAAACTTATACTTTGTTTAATCTCTTTAGTTCTTTCTACTTCATCTATTACATTCTGAAAATCAGATCTAATATCTGCAAAAAACCAAAGATAGCTCATCTCTTTAATGATGAGGTTATCGTTACCTTTGTTTGAGTCCCTTACTGCTGCAAATTCAGCTATCTCCATAGTAATGGGTTCAAAGATTACATTATAATTCTTTAATTGAAATAATTGCATTGTCTTCTCCTTTGGTACAAAGATAGCAAAAAAAAAGGACTAGCTTCAAACTAGTCCTCTTTAATAACACACACTTGATATTATACTTCAGCTTTAAGCTTAGTAATTGTTACTTTCATGTTTCTTATTTCAGCTTTAAGTTTATTGATTTCTGTGATTCTTTCTGCATTTCTATTTGCAAAGTGAGCTATATCATCTTGTGACATTCTTAACAATGTCTTTTTATGATTTAATTTTGCTTGTAAAACTGCTACTATTCCTATTAGGATTAATATAAAAATTACTGATGGTATCATGATTTCTTATTTATTATATACAAATTTAACATTTCTTTCATGCATTGATAAATATTCTCTACCATTAATTTCTTCTATTGGTAATGTCATATCCTCTTGTGCATGTACTGAGTTAGGATTCTTTACTCTTACAAAATCTTCCATTCTTACTTTTACCTTATCTCCAACTTTTAATTGTTGACAAGATGGACCTACGGCAACTACTATCTGTATATTGTTTACAGATTCTTTAAAACTAGATACTGTCTCAGCATCAAACTCTAAAGACATCATATTTCTACCTTGCTCCATGAAGTTCATGAGACTTGCAGTTGTCAAAATCTCTTGACCTACTGGTGTTATTTCAGGAATAATTACTTCTAATGATTCAAGATATTTCTCCTTGTAATCTTCATAGTTCTCATCTGCTGATAATATCATTTGATTCATATCATCACTACCTGCTTTATACTTTTCTTTGATATCATTTAGATTAGATGATAACAGTCCTGAGATATTCTTTTCAGTCTCTAGGCTTTTTATTTTGTTCCTTAATTCTCCTGGCATTATTTACGTATTTAAAATTATAATAACTTGCGTATAGTTTCCCTACTGCAGGGATATTAAAGTTCTTAGCTTTTGCTTCAAACTCTTCTTGTGTTTCTTCTCCGGTAAACTCTATTTCTTTTATTTCATCTCTTATGTATTTAAAAGGTAAACTTATAATTTCAATAACCTGTTCTTTTGTCAGGTTATGTTTAAATGCTAGTTCTTCAACTATCTTTTTCTGTTGGGAGTCTAGCTTCATTTATATTGAAATTAAATATTAATTTAAAATTATTACTATCTTCAGTTAGTTCTGGTATTAAGCCTTTGTTAATCTTCCCATTAACTATGACACCTTTACTTCTTAATGAAGATAGCATATTATTAAATACTTGATGACTTGAATAATTCATCTCCTCTCTTATTTGATCTTTAATATTCTTATCGAATAACATTGTATCTAATAAGTCATCGTCTGTAATCTTCTGACTTAATTCATGTCTTTTGTTTAGAAATAAACTAAGCATCTCAATTTCCTTATCTCTTAATTTATGATAGGGCTTTAAAAATTGTAGCCAGTACATAAAGAACTTCTTCTTAGGAATATTAAGATTCTTAATGTTTATGTTATTTGACATTGTTTTTTTACTATAACTAACTTATCTTCTGTCTCGGAAATGTAATAGTTACTATGATTACTTACAAATGTCTTTAAGACATCATGTACTTGTTTTCTTTCTTCCGAAGTACTGAATGAAAAATTATGATATATTGCTTTGCTGTTTTTCTTAATCCAATTACTTATTTCCGGTAAGGTGATCTTTGCCATAAAACTTTTTATATTTAATGTTAAAATTTTCTATATGTGTTTCTCCTATGTCTGCATTACCACAAGTACCACAATAATCTATAGGTTCTTTATGTGTGGTGTCAGGATACTTATTTAATCCAGCAGGATTAATACTTATAATCTTTAATGAGATGCATTTTTTACAGTATAATACTGGTACATCATTATATTCTTTTTTTGTCATTACCATTTGTTTTTAGGACATGATTCTACCTTTGATTTAGTTTTAGCTGGAAGATAACATCCACATGCTTTACA